ACCCGCGTAACCTCTCTGCCAAATTACGAGAAGGTTGGGAACCCGTGAGAGCTGAAGAACAACCTGCATTACAACTGCTAGTCGACCCAAATAGTCGTTTTAAAGACAACATTGAAGTCGGCGGGTTATTACTTTGCAAAACCCCGATTGAATTTGTGCAGCAACGGAACGAACATTTCCAGAAGCTAACAGATGACCAAACGGCGGCTGTAGATAATAGCTTGATGAGAGCCAACGACCCACGCATGCCATTGTTTAACGACAAGAAGTCAAGCGTATCGTTCGGCAAAGGCAAGTAATTTTTATTAATTTAAGGAGTATTAAATGGCTTATCCAACAGTAAGCGCTCCATACGGTTTTCAACCTGTTAATCGTCAAGATGGCATGCCATACGCTGGTGCGACTACCCAATACGGTATCAAATCAGTGTCAACATCCATTTTTAACGGTGACCTAGTTCTAATCGCCGATGGTGTCGTTAAATCAACAGTAACAACTACTTCAGCTCTATCAATTGCTAACCAAGCAAACTTGACAGCTGGTGTATTTGTAGGCTGCCAGTATGTAAACACTTTAGGTCAGACAGTTCAGTCACAGTATTACCCAGGTAACGCTGCCGCTTCTTCTGCTATCGCTTATGTGGTAGTTGACGAAAACGCTGCTTACAAAGTAGCTGTAACTAACGGTTCAGGCGTAATGTCTTCAACAACAGTAAAAGCTATCGGTGTTAACTTAGCTGTGGACCAAGAAGCTGGTTCTGCAACTACTGGTAACTCTGGTAACGGTGTTGTAGCCCCATCAGTTGGCGCTGGTAACGCTGCTACATTGCCTGTTAAGGTAATCGCAGTTGTTCCTGAAACAGCTATTAACGCAACAAACTTCCGCGAAGTTATTGTTGTATTGACTAACCCTCAGTTGACATCCGCTACTGGCGGCGTTGACTTCGCATAAGGAGCTACTTAAATGGCTATTTCACGCGCACAACTCTTAAAAGAGTTACTACCTGGTTTGAACGCATTGTTTGGATTGGAATATGCTCGCTACGGCGAAGAGCACAAAGAAATCTACGAAACAGAGACTTCTGAGCGTTCATTCGAAGAAGAGACAAAACTTTCAGGCTTCACAGCTGCCCCTGTTAAAAACGAAGGCTCAGCCATCGCTTATGACAACGGCCAAGAAGCATGGACAGCTCGCTACACACACGAGACTATCGCAATGGGCTTCAGCTTAACTGAAGAAGCTATTGAAGATAACTTGTATGACAGCTTGTCTGGCCGCTACACGAAGGCTTTGGCTCGTTCAATGGCTTACACTAAGCAAGTTAAAGCTGCTAACGTTATCAACAACGGCTTCACAGCTGGTTACACTGGTGGCGACGGCAAGACTTTGTTTGCAACAGATCACCCATTGATCTCTGGCGGTACAAACAGCAACACACCATCTACACAATCAGACTTGAACGAAACATCATTGGAAAATGCTGTTATTCAAATCGCTGCTTGGACAGATGAGCGTGGTCTTTTGATCGCTGCTAAGCCACGTAAGTTGATCGTTCCACCTGCATTGCAATTCGTTGCAACTCGTTTGTTGGAAACTGAACTTCGTGTTGGCACAGCCGATAACGACATCAACGCAATCAAGAACAACGGTTCTATCCCTGAAGGTTACACAGTTAACCACTTCTTGACAGATAGCAACGGCTGGTACTTGACTACTGATGTACCTAACGGTATGAAGCACTTCGTTCGTACACCTATGGCAACTGGCATGGATGGCGACTTCGACACTGGTAACGTACGTTACAAAGCTCGTGAGCGTTACTCATTCGGTTACTCAGATCCATTGGGTATGTTCGGTTCATCTGGCGCGGCTTAATCCCTGCACCAGCATGATGAGGGGGCCTTCGGGCCCCTTTTTATTTTCATCAAAATGTAATTTATTTACGTACAATATATGTATGAAGATACTAATCAGGAACGTCGACCCAAGCAAAAAAGGCATAGCGACCACCCTTACGTATCTTCAAAAGAAATGTTTACCCTACGACGAGCCCTATGACACAGCACAGGGTTGGTGGTGGATTGCGTATGACCAAGGTAAGCCCGTTGCTTTTGCGGGGCTTGTACGGTCTAGTTCTTGGAGTGACTGCGGCTATTTATGCCGTGCGGGCGTCCTTTCTTTGTACAGAGGAAAAGGCATACAGAAAAAACTTATAGAAGTAAGAACCAGAAAAGCTAAAAAAGTCGGGTACAAATGGCTAATTTCTGACACACGTGATAACCACCCATCAGCTAACAGCCTTGCAAAAGCGGGTTTTAGAATGTTTACACCAACAAACCCTTGGGGTTATAACGACACCCTGTATTGGAGAAAGCGTTTAGATGCCGTACAAAGACCTCGAAGTAAGACGTCAAAAACAAAAAACATACTCAAAAACACACTACGAAAAAAATAAACAGAACGTTATTCAAAAAATAAATGAAAAGAAAAAGATACATAAGACATGGTTTGTAAACTTTAAGAAACAACTTAGCTGCGTAACCTGTGGGTATAACCACCCGGCAGCGTTAGATTTCCACCACGTAGAGCAGAAGAGGTCTAACAGAAAAGTGCATGAGCTGGTTAGTGACGGGCATACTAAAAAGCGTATTTTGGAAGAAATAGATAAATGTGTGGTGTTGTGCTCAAACTGCCATCGAATACATCACCACGATGAACGGCAAATAAAGAAACAAAAAAAACTTGCAAAGAAGAAAAAATAGGGTAATATTAGTGAAACCGGGAAAAACCGGCTTATTAGACTGCCCCGGCAGACGATATACCGACTAATAAGCTAACTTGTATATAAGGACTTAACATGGCACGCACTACTTTCTCAGGCCCAGTTGCTTCAACTAACGGCTTTATCGCTCCAACATACACAGTAACTACAGCTAACGCAATCCCAGCTGCAGACAGAACTATTGGTCAAGTTATCTACGTTTCTAACGGCAGAGCTGGTTTACCAACTTTGGCTGTTTTTAACGGCACTAACTGGATCTCATCTGCTGGCATCGCTATTGCTATTGCTTAATTAATCTAAGGGGCCGCGGCCCCGCTAACAATTTTGGAGATTAATTATGGGTATGCAAACCGATGTAAAAGCCGCACACACCGAGATCAGCGCTTCAATGATTTCTGGTCGCGTTCGTTTAAAAGGCTATCAGTGCTTATCTGGCGGAACTGCTGGAGACGTTGTTTTTACCGATGGTACATCTAGTGGTACAGAGCGTTTACGCTTTAACGTACCGAACAACACGAATAACCCGTTTGCTAACTTAATTCCTGGTGAAGGTATTTTGTTTGATGCTGGCATTTATGTAACTGTACCGACAGGCACGAAAGTAACGATTTTCTATGGCTAAGACCCCTGCCTGGACTCGCAAAGAAGGTAAGAACCCTGAAGGCGGCTTAAACGCCAAAGGCAGGGCTTCTTACAATGCGGCTAACCCTGGTAAGCCTGGGCTTAAACGCCCACAGCCAGAAGGTGGCTCGCGCCGTGATTCTTTCTGCGCACGCATGAAAGGTATGAAGAAAAAACTTACTTCAGCCAAAACAGCCAACGATCCAGATTCACGCATTAACAAGTCTTTACGTGCTTGGAATTGCAAAGAAGGTGGTACGGTTCGTGGCGGCGGTTGTGAAATACGTGGCAAAACCAAAGGTAAGATGGTATGAGCGACTTAATGGAGCAGGCCAGAGAGCTGGCTACGCATGCGTCTGAAATCAGGCATTTACAAGCTGATATGGATAAGATGGTTGATGACATGGAAGAAATTAAAAAAGCCATCATCGAGATAAACAAGACTCTTTCAGAAGCCAAAGGCGGTTGGAAGATGCTGTTAGCTGTTGGTGGAGCTGCTGGTGTAGTAGGTAGTGGTATTACTTGGCTATTTAGTCATTGGAAATAACATGCCTAGTACAAGTAAAAAACAAGCAAAATTTATGGCCGCCGCGGCTCATGACCCTAAGTTTGCCAAGAAAGTTGGTATTTCTCAGGATGTCGCTAAAGAGTTCAATGCAGCTGATAAAGGCAAGAAGTTTGGGGCTAGTAGACCTGACCTTCAAGGTGTTAATAAGAAATCAACCGGCCATGGAAAGATGGCCTTATTTAAAGAAGGTGGAAAAATGAAACATTCAGATATGGCAAAAGACAAACCGATGATGAAAAAAGTGGCTAAAGAAGAAGTTAAGTCACACGAGAAAGCAATGCACGGCATGAAAAAAGGTGGCATGTGTAAAGGCTACGCTAAAGGCGGCGTAACCCGTGCGGATGGCTGCATCACTAAAGGCCACACAAAAGGCAAGATGGTATGAGACCCTCTCGTGGCATGGGCGCAGTAAACCCATCTAAAATGCCTGGTAAGAAAGTTATCAAGCGTAAAGATAGCCCCCAAGACGTAGATATGTACGCCGAAGGTGGTAAAGTTAATGCCGCGGGAAACTACACTAAACCTGAGCTACGTAAGCGTATTGTGTCTCAGGTAAAAGCAGCTGCAACACATGGCACTAAAGCTGGCCAATGGTCAGCCCGTAAAGCTCAATTAGTAGCTAAGAAGTACAAAGCTGCTGGGGGTGGGTACAAATGATTCAATGGTTAAAGAGGCTAATTTATGGCACTAGCAAAGTCGCAGAAGTCCCTGAAAGCGTGGGGCAAGCAAAAGTGGACGACAAAGTCGGGGAAGCCAAGCAGCCAAACCGGAGAAAGGTATCTGCCGGAAAAAGCGATAAAAGCGCTAAGCCCGCAGGAGTACGCAGCAACGACAAAAGCCAAACGAGCCGGAAGCGCACGGGGACAGCAGTTCGTGCCGCAGCCGCCAAAGGTAAAACAAAAAGTAAAGCCGTACCGAAAGGTTAAGTAATATGACAACATCAGGCGCATCAACGTTTAATCTAGACCTCAACGACTTAATTGAAGAAGCGTTTGAGCGATGTGGCCTTGAGCTTCGTTCTGGTTACGACTTCCGTACAGCTAGACGTTCATTAAACCTGCTTACAGTTGAGTGGGCAAATCGCGGTATTAATCTGTGGACGGTTGAGCAGGGGCAAATCGTTATGAATACTGGGCAGGCTACATACGCACTGCCTAACGATACGATTGACCTTTTAGACCAAGTAATCCGCCAATACAACGGTGGCCCTAACCAGTCTGACATCAACATCAGCCGTATCAGCGAGTCTACATACTCAACAATTCCAAACAAACTAACGACTGGTCGTCCTATTCAGGTGTGGATTAACCGCCAAACAGGTCAAACCAGTGGTGTGGCGTCAACGACTTTAGATGGTGGTATTAGTGCTACAGACACAACAATTAGTTTGGTGTCTACGGTTGGTTTAGCGGTATCTGGGTTTATCAAGGTTGATAACGAAACTATTGCTTACTCAAACATCAGCGGTAACCAGCTACTAAATTGCGCTCGTGGTCAGGCTAATACAGCTGCGGCATCTCATTTAACAGGTGCTTCTGTATTCGCTCAAAACCTACCTTCAATCAACGTTTGGCCTACCCCTAATGCTGGCGGTGGGTATGTGTTTGTTTATTGGCGTATGCGTCGTTTACAGGATGCTGGGACAGGTGTTACCGATCAGGACATCCCATTTAGATTTATTCCGTGCATGGTAGCTGGCTTGGCTTATTATATTGCCATGAAAAAACCAGAAGTAGCTCCTGACCGCGTTATGATGTTAAAGACCGACTATGAGCAGCAGTTCCAGTTAGCCGCTGAAGAAGATAGGGAAAAAGCTCCTATTAGATTCGTACCAAGGACGATGTACTATGCCTAATCGTTTTGCCTCGGGCAAATATGCGATTGCTATGTGCGACCGTTGTGGTCAGCAGTATAAGCTTAAGACGCTTAAAAAATTAACAATCAAGACAAAGCAAGTGAATATCCTTGTGTGTCATGAATGTTGGGAACCGGACCAGCCCCAGTTATCTTTGGGTATGTACCCAGTGGATGACCCACAGGCGTTAAGGAACCCTAGACCCGATAACACGTACAAAGTTTCTGGTACAAATGGTCTACAAGAGTTGTTGTTTAATAGCACGAGTCCACAGGGCGCTGGTTTTCCTGATGGTGGTAGCAGAGAGATACAGTGGGGTTGGGCGCCAGTTGGCGGTTCAAGGCAGAATGACAACGGTTTAACCCCAAATAATTTGATATTGAACGTAGAAGTTGGTACAGTAGCAATAACCATTAATTAGGAGTAAGACATGTTTAAAAAAGGCGCTGACGGTATTACTAAACAAGGTAAAACCAAAGGTAAAAATCTTGGTGATTCAGGTCCATCAGTTGGTACACAACACGGTGGTAAAAAAACTGCTGGTGTTAAGAACACCGACCTAAAGAAAATGGGTCGCGGCTTAGCTAAAGTTGCTGCTCAAAAACGAGGTTAATCATGGCCTACAGCATGAAAAAAGGTGGGAAAGAGGTAGGTCCAGCTTCTGTATATGCTGAGCCACACACTATGGATGGTAAAAAGATGAAAAGCGCAAAAGATGCGGTGGTCAAACCAGGTAATGGCGTTGACCAAGTTAATATGTCTGTTGGTAACTACAACAAAAGTAATAAGGACATTATTAATAGAAACGGCGAAATGAAGATTCGTGGTACCGGTGCAGCTACTAAAGGTACTAAAGCTCGTGGACCAATGGCCTAATGAATTACACAGAGTTATCCGCACGGATTCAGGCATACGCAGAGAATACGTTCCCAGCTTCGGCTGGTGATTTAACATCTGCTGAGCAGATTGCTACGTTTGTTCAACAAGCGGAAGAACGCATTTATAACAGCGTTCAAATCCCTGCTTTACGTAGAAACGTAACAGGTACGCTAACAAGCGGCAATCAGTACCTATCCTGCCCGGATGACTTTTTATCTGTGTTCTCATTAGCTATTATTGATAGCAATGGCAACTACGAGTATTTGCTTAATAAGGACGTTAACTTTATTCGTCAGGCATATCCAAGCCCAGCAAGTATTGGTATCCCTCGCTATTACGCTTTATTTGGCCCTCAGTATTCAGCACAAACAGAGCTATCGTTTATTCTTGGCCCAACGCCAAATGACTTTTATACAGCTGAGTTACATTACTTCTACTACCCAGAGTCAATCGTAACGGCTGGCAACACATGGCTTGGTGATAACTACAGCCCTATTTTGTTGTATGGTGCATTGCGTGAAGTTAATATCTACACCCGTGCCGAGCCAGATATGATGGCTGCTATTGATGCTAAGTTTAACGAAGCGTTCCAACAACTTAACCGTCTTGGTACAGGTCTTGAGCGTGGTGATGCTTATCGTGATGGCCAAGCTAAGATTAAGGTTAACCCATAATGGCAATCATTCAGACAGCTTGTACAGCGTTAAAAACTAACCTGCTAAGCGGGTTAGAAAACTTTAATACTGGTACGCCGTACACATACAAGATTGCTCTATACACAGCAAATGCTAACTTAGACGAAAGCACGACTGTGTACACAACCGATAATGAAGTGGTTGGGACGGGGTATACGGCCGGTGGGGATGACCTTGTGCTTATACCGCCGACGAGTAATAACGATGTAGCTTATATTTCGTTTAATCCGTCGGTTTGGACAAACGCAAGCTTTACTTGCCGTGGTGCGTTAATCTACAATAGCACTACTAACGCGGCGTGCTTTATCTTAAATTTTGGGTCCGATAAGACTTGTTCAAATCAGACATTTACAGTAACCTATCCAGCAGCAGATTCAAACAGCGCTGTTTTACGAATTAGTTAAGGAGCATTTTATGCAAGAGAAATCAAACTTTGGCGATGTTAGCACCGCCGCATTAATCAAATCATCTGACTTTGCTGAAACAGTTGGCATGGAAGGTAAGTATGTAGCCAAGTGCTACGCAGCCGATGGCAACCTCAAGTGGGAAGATACCATTGAGAACTTGGTAATGGCTGTAGGTAAACAGTTGATGCTTGACACATTGTTGTCTGGTTCAGCTTACACAGCTACAGTTCGCATGGGTTTAGTATCAGGCGCGTCTGCACCTACATACGCAGCTGCTGATACACAAGCATCACACGCTGGTTGGTTAGAGTCTGGCTTGGCAAACGCCCCAACATTCTCAGGCAACCGCCCAACAGTTACATTTGGTAGTGCAAC